GTACACGAAGGATTTATCTGATTTGAGTTCCGATTCTGACACGACACCGCATCAGGAAGTAGTAATACGTCACATGGTTAAGGCTAAGTATGCTGAGTATGATCAGGATTTCGCCAAGAGGGATCGTGAGATGGCATTAGCTAATAGTTTGTTAAGGAAATTAATGGGTAGGGATAGAGGTTCTGTCAGGTTTGTTCCATTAACTCGTAAGAATTACAAGGTGGCACGCTGATATGGCAATGAGGCAAAAAGTATTTGAGAGTAACAATAAGGGACTCTTTGATATTGCGGTAGGTGAAGGTAATATATCTGCCGATTATGCGACTGAACTACAGAATGCTCGTGTTGCATTGAATGGTGAGGTATCCAAACGAAGGGGCAGAACATTATTTAATACAGTGGCAGCAGGTCATGCGGCAGGAAACAGTATAGATACTTATGCATCAGGTAATAAATCAGCACAGATATCAATGTATTCCACAACTAATGAACAAGTTGGGTTTGCAGTAACATTAGGTTCTGACAAGAATATACAAACGGTAGATTTCTATCTAGACAAGGTTGGTACACCTACCGCAGACAGTGTAATGAAAGCTAAGATATATGCTGTTACTGGTTCTGTTGGGACAAGTGGTTTACCTACAGGTTCTTTGCTTGCAACCAGTATAGATGTTGATGTATCGGTATTGACAGGATCATTTGCTTTTGTACCATTTACTTTTGAGGAACCTTACGCTGCAACTGCTGGAAATTTCGCTATTTTACTTGAGTACAATTCTGGTGACGCAAGTAATTACGTGCGTATCGGTACTGATTCTTCCTCTCCTACTCATGGGAGTAATGCTTTTGCTACGAATACTGTTAGTAGTAGTTGGGCGGCTGATACTACGCAAGACATAATATTTAAACTGGACAGTGCAGGGCCGAATATAGATTCATTAATGATTTACGAGGGTGACTACCCAGATACGTTTGAAGTGTTGGTACAAGCAGACACTAGATTACTGAGATATGAATCTACTACTGGTGGTTTTTCTACAGTAATAAAAACAGGATTAACCGCAACCTATCCATTGAACTGGACAATGTTTCGCACAAAGTTGTGCATGTCAAACGGTGTGGATAATCCGTTCAAGTATGGTTATATGCCGAAACCTGCAACTCCTACTACAGGAACTTCTGCTACTGGAACAAAAGCAGGACGTACTTATTATGTAGCTGTAACTTATATAACGGCAAACGGAGAGAGTGTACCAAGCGAAGAAGCAACCCAAGTTATAGCACTTAATAATGTGTTAACAGTTACATCACCATTTTCAATAGTAGGTGCTACTGGTTACAACGTATATCATCATACAGTATCAGGTGCGTTAAAGTTACAGACTGCTTCACCGTTAGCTATAGGTGCAAATTATACTGAAACAACTGGATCATTAAATGACGGTGCTTTAGTACCTACGGCTAACACGGCTTGGCATGTAACGGATCTTGCTGATATACCACCGAAGGGTAAATACATAATAGCACTTAACAGTCGTTTATGGATATCAGGTGTGCCGGGAAGGGATACAAAGTTTACAGGAAGTGCTGTGGATGATGAAGATGATTGGACAACATCCTCAGATTTTGTAGATATTGATTTGGCAGGTGTGTTGGCACGTGGTGATGCTATTACAGGTCTTGGTAGACTTGGACAGTCAGGTAAATTGATTGTTGGATTAAGGAATCACATAGTTACTTATTCAGTTCCTGCCGTATTCTCAGAGATTTCCATAGACAAGATTATTTACAACACTGGCCTCATGGGACACAGGGCAATGGACGAGGTTGGTCTGGATAACTACTTGGTAGAACCTGAAGGGGTAAATTCTGTTAAGGCAGAGTTGATCATTCAGGGTTTACGAACAAAGAAACTATCAGATAATATAAGAGATAGACTTAACCCATTGCTCAAGGCAGTAGCCAATACAGATGAAGTTAATGTTGTCAATAATAAGAAACATAATGAATTTTGGGTAAACGTTCCATCCATATCAAGACGTTACGTCTACGATTATTCTATAAAGGCGTGGATGGAAGACCGTGATATTAAAATATTCCAGTCTGTTCGCACACCAGATGGAGACATATTTAGTGCAGGGGCTAACGGAAGAGTATACAAGGAATACCAAAGTGCTACTAACGTTGATGTGTATGGAGATGGTGGAGACAACACAAATGTAAGTTGGAGATGGGATACTCCTTGGCTATGGCTCAACAATATTGGTATTAAAAAAATATTCAAATATTTTCAGTTCAAGGGATCTGGAGCCGCAGGCACATTTAAGCTTGAAGTGTTCTTTGACTTTGGATCTACAGCTTACAGTACATTTTATTTACAGACCACGCCATCAAAATGGGGAGATGTTGAATGGGGGGCTGCATACTGGGATTTCCCTGACGTAAACAAGGTATTAATTCCAATGATAGGCATGGGTAGGGCAGTTAAATTTTCTTTCACCGCAGATCATAAGACTGATATTAGTATTGCGTTCTACGGTGTTAAATATGTACCTTCTGGACATAAGGCAAATGACTAATGGGAACACTAACTAGATTAAGCGATTTTGAGACTGACAGGGATGCCGTCCCTCCAGTACTTATAAGTGCTACTAAGATGGACGCTGAGTTAGATCAGCTAGTAACCGAATCTAACGCACAGGATGTTCGTCTTGATACGTCAGAAGCAGCAGGACATGTCAGTACGGCAGACTTGGCTGATGATGCTGTAACACCTGCGAAGACAGCGTTTATAGATGACACGTTAGTAGCTACTGATACACATATCATGGTGGCTGACGGAACTGACTTTGATAACGTAGCCGTGTCAGGTGATGCAACATTGGCTAATACTGGGGCATTAACTATAGCTAACGATGCGGTTACTACTGTAAAGGTTTTAGATTTAAATGTTACTACAGGTAAACTTGCTAATGATGCTGTGACAGCAGCCAAGACAGGTTACATAGATGATTCATTAGCTGCTACAGATACTCATATCATGGTAGCTGATGGTACTGATTTTGGTAATGTTGCCGTATCAGGAGATGCAACTCTTTCTAATGCAGGTGTGTTGTCGATAGGCAGTGATAAAATTGTTACTGCAAAAATTCTTAATTCAAATGTAACACTCCCAAAAATTGTAGATGCATCTGCAACCAATAAAGTTCTTGGAAGAGTTGCTTCAGGTTCAGGTAATTGGGAAGAGGTAACTCTTGAGACTACACTCTCTAGCACAGATGAAGCTATACCTACATCCAAGGCGGTAAGGGATGATATTGTTTCACTTGTTAATGACGTGGGTGGTTTTCATGCGATTGCTGACGATCAGTCTTTCCCTAATACTAATCCTGATCCAGATGATGGAGCAGGTACGGTAGTATCTATATCTAATGCAGGTGGTTTAGTAATTAATGGTTCTGGAACTTCTACAACTGGAAGAACTTTAGGAGGTTCAACCGTTACAATTACTGGTATTCCTTCTACTTATTATAGCTTAACTCTTGCAGATTCTTTAGGTATGCAAGTTATATCTACTGTTACATTAAATACTTATACTTATCATAAGATAACTGCAAAAGAAGGTGACACTAATATAGTCGCAACTGATATTGCTAACGTAAATTTAACAGGTGGATCAATTGCTAATGTAAATTTAACAGGCGGTTCAATTGCAAATGTTAATCTTACTGGAGCAAATATTACCAGCGTAAATAGCGTGGCGGCAATCGTAAGTGATGTAACGGCAGTGGCGGCAGATGCTTCAGACATTGGAGTAGTTGCTGCGGATGGTACTGACATTGGTGTTGTAGCTGGACAGACAACAGAGATTGGTAGACTTGGTACATCAGCAGCGGTTGCTGATATGGCACTTTTAGGTATAGCAGCCGTAATCACTGATATGGATTTATTGGGTGCGTCAGGCGTAATTGATGATATGGAAACCGTATCTAATGCTATCGCCAATGTGAACTTGACAGGTGGATCAATTGCAAATGTAAATACGGTGGGTGCTGCAATTGCTGATGTTAACCGCTATGCTGAAGAATATACGATTGGTGGGTCAGCTCCGGGTTCTCCAGATGAAGGTGACTTATGGTACGATGAGGTTTCTGACCTTTTAAATGTATATTCTGCTGCGTCTTGGTCACCTGTTTCTTCAGCAACATCAGGGATAACAGACTTGCATCAAGATGCTTCGCCCCAGTTGGGTGCTAATTTAGATACACTGGCGTATACTATAAGTAACGTTTCATTAACTCTAGGTGGTGTATTTAGCAATCCAAATACTATTACTGCTAACACAACATTTACAACAGCCGCATTAAAGAATATGTTTATGATGGGACAGATTTCTGTCAACGATACTTACACTATGACAATTGCTGGTGACGGTGTATTACAAATTATTTAATTT